TCAGAAATCTTTTTCGGAGCGTCAGACCAACGGGGACGAACCAGACGCTGATGCTCGACACTCAGGGCGGCGGAGTCGTATCCGTGGCCGAGTTCTTGCCGCCCTGAGTGCGGCATAGCTCAGCGTTATGCCTCCGCCATGTATCCACCAAGAACTTGCGAATAGCCGGGTAAGTGCAGAGGTCAGATATTGCGGACTCGCGGCTCATGTATTCGAGCAGCTTGCGCCCACTGCTGATGTGCAGCGTGTGCCACAGTCCTCCGACTTCCCGAACGGTCAGGTCGCAGGCTTTGGCAATTTGGAGAATGTCGTCTTCGGAGCCTCCCCAAAAGTAGTTTAGCGGTGAATCGAGCATAACTATACGATGGTGCCAAGCGGCGGGCTTGGCCTTTGGGTTGATTCGCTGCCACCTGCCGCCGCAGGCGCAGCTTTGACGCTATATCAGCCCCGCCTCCCGCAATTGGTTAATGTAAATCTCACCTTCCCAATGGACGACATAGAGTCCCTTTTCGGCGTCGTGACGCACAAGCCGATTGCGGATCATTGGACCGATTGACGTCTTCGGCGATGGACTGCGAGCGTTCTTTTCGCCAGGAACCTTGAAGACTACAGGCAGCGGCTCGGCTTGGATTTGCAGCAGTTTGCGGACGTATTCGATGCTGATTCCAGGCTTATGAAGGCCAGCGGCCTTTGCTCGTTCGGTCCATTGGAATGTCTCGGTGGATCGTTTCGGGTGTGATGATTTCATTTTAGGAGTTGGTTCAAAAAACAGGTAAAGCAGATCATGGCGACACAGATGGTGACGGTTCGGTGATGATGGCGATCATGGCTGAGCCTCCTTGGCTGGGGTGAGGCAGGCGGCGGCAGGAAAGTTTGCACGGTCTGGAGACATGAGCCATTTCTCAGCCTTCAGCCATGCGTTATGTGGCGTGTCAGCGTGGAAGCATTGACCTCCGTGTTGCTCGCAGCAGATGGAAAACGAAACGTCGGTGTCGATGTCACCGTGTTGCAGTGATGCACCGATGCTGTGACATTTCCACCAGACTTCAGCAAGCTGGCGGGCCAAGTCGCGCCAATACATTTGACCGCCTAACGCCATGTCTTGAGCTGGGTTTGGCTCATCCGCATCGCCCACGGCTGGCGTCCATGGTTGCTCAGGCTCTGGCGTGGGCTCTGGCTTGCCTTGGATGGCCATCTGATAGCAACGCAGGGCTTGGCGGAGAACCTGCGTTGAGCTAAGGCTCTGTGATTCCATAAGCTCCTTGATGGCCGTTAGTTCAGCATCTGTAAACTGCACAAGGCTTACAACAGGCTGAGGCTCTGGCAGGCGGTCGAGCAGGGCGCGGGCTAGGGAGAGACGGGCTGAAGCTTGATGGAACGAAAGCAGTGGCAATGCCTCAAAGGAAGCATCAACAGCGGCTTGGAGTGTGGTTTCGTTGTATTCGTGTTTCATGTGATGATTATTCCTTGGTGATTGTGATCATGATTCGTGGATTGTCTTTGTCTTTGGCAATGGTTGGACGATCAGGCCACAAGCCAGAATCGTTGACGACTAGGCCAGCGTCAGCCACGCCATCGAGGGCGCTTTTGATTGAGGCAATGGCGTTGTCAGCGTCGCGGCGGCGTGCGTCTGGAAAGTAAAAGAGTGCTTTGTATGTAGCGTTTTGCCACTTCACTGGAGATGGATTCATTTTTTTGAATGCCGCCCATTGGGCCACCTCACGATAAGACTTCACAACCTTCGCTTTTTTCGCCCAATGCACGCGGGCGTTTGGTGACAGGCACTTATCGGGGAGAGGGAGGGTGATGGTAATGGAGTTCATGCTGATTTCCTTTCTAGCCAAGCTGGCAGTTGAGCCTGAGCGCGTGGAACATAGGCATTCTTGATGCTCGTTTCCCGCCCCCCCATGATGGCTTTTACCATCTGGCGTTTCATTTCGTCGTGTTGCTCTGCCTTGCGCTCAATCGTGCGCCAGACTGGAATCTCCGCGTCTGAAATGACGATGTGGACATTAACCGGCTTTTTCTGCCCAAATCGCCACTCGCGCCGGATGGCTTGATAAAACGACTCGTAGCTGTAGCTGATGGACGCAAAAACCATGTGGCTGGCGTGTTGCCAGTTCATTCCAAAGCCGCAGATGGACGGCTTACTAATCAGCACTCGCGCACGGCCTTCGCCGAAGGCGTTCATCCGGTCCTCTTTGTCGTCGATGCTGTCACTTCCCTTAACCTCTACTGCGTCAGGAATGAGCTTTGCCAGCATCGCGCTTTCATCGTTGGACTCGCACCATACTAGGCACGCCTCGCCATTGTTTGCCAGTTCGGCCGTAAGCTCGCACCGTTCGCGAATCGTCAGTCGTTTCGTTTTGTGTAGGTCAGTAGCGGAGCTTGTTGGCATCGCAAAAAGCTCCCCTTCCTCGCCACCTTGCAGCGGCGTGTTGACCGTGTGCGTGTGCATTTTAAGCGGTGGCAGATTGTATGCGCCATCGTCAAAACCCAAATCGCTAGGCTTGGATATGCAAGCGGCCCAGCTTCCGACCCATTCCCAGAAATCAGCCTCGGCGTGACCTTTGACGCGATAGACACCAACCTTGGACGGGTCATTAATAAACCAGCGAGCAAGCATCTCAGTCGATGGCATCACGCCCAGGAACTGCGAATGGTTGCCGAGTTCCATGTGATCATTCGGCGCGGGCGTTGCAGTGCAGGCGAGCCGGTAAGGAGTCTGGGAAAACGAGTCGCACAAAAGCTGCTTTGTCTTGCCCATGAAACCTTTAAGAATGCTCGATTCATCCAGCACGACGCCCTTAAATCGGGCGCAGTCGAATTTGTCGAGCCGCTCGTAGTTTGTGATCGTGACGCGGCTGGAAACAGTGCCGTCCTTTGAATAGACGACATCCATTCCAAGACGCTCACGAGCCTCGCGGACCGTCTGACTCGCAACGGCTAGCGGTGCCACAATCAGCACCTCGCCAGGAACGTGCCGCGCCCATTCGCATTGAGTGATTGTCTTGCCGAGTCCGGTATCAAGAAACAAAGCTGCGCGGCCTTTGTTAAGAGCAAACTCTGCGACCTGCTTTTGAAACGGGAATAGGTTTGGATGAATGCCATCGTGAATGATGGGATGGCTTGCCGGAAGCAACTTCTTGGAGGCGAGGAAATCAGAGTAATTCATAGCATGAACTCCGGTTGAGCCGAGGCAGCGCCCAGAAACGCTTTGGCATGGTTGTAATACTCGGGCTTCAGTTCGGAGCCGATGAACTTGCGGCCCATCTCGACAGCGCAAACACCCTCGGAGCCGATGCCGGTAAACGGTGAGAATACCACATCGCCAGGATTGCTCCAAAGCTGAATCGAGCGGCGAATCACGCCAAGCTGTAACGGGCAGATGTGCTTTTCGTCTTTGTCCGTGCGAGCAATCTTAAAGTTAAGAACGTCCTGCTGATCTATATCCCACCAAACCGGCTCCGCGTAGCGTCTCCAGATGTTGATGGAGTCCACCGATGCGACGGTGTTGCGCGAATACTTCGACGGGTGGTAACAGCCCTCCTTGCGCGGATCAAGCTCAGCGTCTCCGATATAGCCTTGGAATCCGCCGCGTGATATTGGCTTGTCACTGCGGAGTCCCTCAGTCGTTGGCTTTCGCATAACGATAAGATAATCAGCCATTCCCTGCCGAAGTTGGGACTGGTCAGACAAGACCGACTTGTGAAGCAGTCCGTTGTTGTTTGTGCGCTCGCGTTCGGTGACTGGGCATTTCCAGATCGTGACGCGGCTGTGAAAATTCCATCCAGCCTCCTCATGCGCTTTGATAATCGCGCCGGGAAAGTCGCGCAGTCCTGCGTAGCCATCGCTGCCAAAATATGCAGGAAGATCTTTGCAGTGAATGACGCTTAAACGGCCCGGAACCGTGACGCGAAGCTTGTCGCGAATCAGGAATTTGTATTGCTCGAAAAACTCCTCCGAGTTCGCGCAGTTGCCCATATCCGCCACGGAGTCGCTGTAAATGTAGAGGTTAGCGAACGGCGGAGAATAGACGCTGAGGTCAATAGAGTTGTCAGGGAGTGAAGCGCAAAGCTCCACGCAATCGGCGTTAAACAGAGTCCAGCCTTCGCCGGACGATTGGTCTAGTATGTTCATTGTGATGATGGTGATGATTTCGCTTTCTACTCTAACGATTGAACTTCGACAACCTGAACTTTGTCAGCCTTTCGGCCAAGCACTCTAGCTTCCGTTAGAGCCTGCTCTAGCCTCTTCCCTGCCTCGTCAGCGGTGAGATTATACAGCGTGCGCTTCTCTGTCTTCGACTTGATGCCGGAACGCTTGCGAACCGCCTCTTGAAGTGGGCCGATTGGGATTGTGCAGCAAGCTAGAATGTCTTCAGCGGTGACGCCAAGCGGCTCGACTGCGTTGAAGGCTTTCTGCGCGTCAGTAATCTCGCGATTGCCGGGAGTCGTTTTCGTGGTGAATCCTGGGATCTCGCCAGCCTCCACACGCTGCTTGAAAGTCCCTTCAATGGCTTCTGCGTAGCGTTGCAGCATTTTAAGGCCACGATATGCCGCCTTGTGCTGTGTTGGTGTTAAATCAAGAGCACGCGCCCACATGGCTTTGCGCTGAGCCTCTCCATCGAGTCCAGCGATGCTAGCAGGATCAATAACCTCGATTTCTTGCAGAGTCTTCATGCGAAGCGCGGGACAGCAATGCGCAGACTTGCACCATTTGCAGTGATCTCCAGCGCGCAGGTCTTCTTGCGTAGCGTTTCTTGCGGCGTCCAAAGTCAGCAGTAGCCAAGACTTAGCAAGCGCCAACGAATTCTCGTCATAGTCCGCCACGGTAGGCTTGCCGGACCATGGAGCGATAATTGCCACGCGCACAGATTTTACTTTGTAGCGGAGCGACACGAGCAGCGCCAAAGATGCCAACTGAGGATTGTTGCAAGCAATGGGAACCTCAGAGCGGCCTGTCTTGTAGTCGAGACAGATGGCCTTACCGTCGCCAACAACAATAACGTCAGCCTGTCCTGTAAAAATGAACTTTGCCCGAGACTCTGGAGTGACATCAAGGACGGTGCCAATGTCTGTTAGGCCGAGCCGCTGCTCTTTAATGATTCGATCTTCGCTCACGTCATCCAACTGATATTGAGAAGCGAGCCGTTCCGCCTGCTCTGCGCACATGTCGTGCGTCTCTTGCTCTGCGTCCGTGAGGTCTTCGTGCGGCATGAGTCCAGCGAGAGCGGCATGAATGCGCGTTCCGCTGGCGGCGGCATCGCTTTCTGAATCGACCCCATGGGCGCGCTCCATAGCAAACGAGGCGTTGCAGTTATGGAGTCGATCCATGCCCGATGCGCTTGGAACGTCTGGGAAAGGATTGTTGTAGGTCGTGCTCATGCGGCTCCTTTCGCTTTGGCGATGGCTGCGCGAATCCGCTTCATTTCTGGCGCGTTATTGTGAAAAGTATCCCAAGCAACGTCACCATGAAGCGCTTGAATGACATCAATGGAGCGTTCCAGCTCAGCGAGCAAATCAGGAGCGGCTGCGATCAAGCGGGCGTTTGCTTCGCTAGGCTCATCATTGTTTGCCGGGTCGATGATCTCGGAGGCAATCGCCACATCATCACCTGGACGGCGCACAAAGTATTCTGTCGATGTGCGCTTGCCATCCTTCCAGCTTCCAGCTTCGGCAATTTCCCATGGCCCCGGCGCATGTTGTGCGCTCATCTTACTTCCCCTCCCTTCTAATCGCAGCCTCAATACCTGCCCAGAGTTCGAGTGCAGATTTAAGCGTGTCTTCGTCTGCGTCCATGAGCGCAACAAATGAGTCTCCGCCGATGCGGGATTCCTGGAGCTTGCTCAAAACGTTGGACCATTGCAGGCCGGATGCCGTCAGCTTGCCTTTGACCTGATCTAGCAGCGAAACGGATTCGACATCAAAAAGCGCTTCGGGTTCTTGTTTCGCTGCCGGAATAGCCTTGAACAGCGGTGAAGTCTCGGCGCGTGGTGGCGACACGTCGCGCTCTACAGTGTCTGCGACTTCCTCCGCTGTCATCATGCCAAGAGTGATGTCTGGCGCGTAAAGGCGGGCAAAGAATGCGGCGGCACGGTAGCGGATCATGAGTTCCCTCATATCCGTTTGCCACTTGCTGCCAGACTTTCCGACCCAGCCTTCAGAAATTGCCATGTCATAGGACACGGGAGGGCCTTTGATCACTGTCCCGCTGGCTTTGTCTTTGGCATAAGCAACGCAGGTCGTCGGCGTGTAGGTGTATTTGATTTCCTTGGAGACTTTCTTCCCGTTGTCCCAGATCTCAAACGTCACGGGTTTTGTTGTCTCCTTGCCAGTTTCATTCATCTCGAATTGCAAAGGCTCAAACCTGCCGGAGGCATTCACCATCGCAATCAGGAACGTGGCGCGGAATGATGGCCTGCCGTGGATGATGTCGATATTTTGCAGCACCATAAAAGGCGATGCCCCGAGGCGCTTGGCAATATCAATGCCAATGGCGCAGTTTGCCAGATTGCCTTGGAACTCCTTTGGAACAAGCGAGGATGTTGCAAACATCTTAGCTTGCCGTTGCAGCATTTCAAAAGCTGCGTTTTCGCGTGCAATTTGCACGTCGTCAGTGGTGGTGATTTCGTTGCTCATGATGATTACTTGTTAAGGTGAATGGCTGGAGGAATAATGTCTATATTGAGCGTTCCCCATGGGGTCGGCAGTCCGAACCATAGCGACCAAAGCGTGAGGATTGTGATAATAAGGGTAAAGCACCCTCCGTTTGGACTGTCGTTGTTACTCATAGTGGTGATGATGTTAGATGAAGAAAAGGCAGATGATGATTGCGGCCAGCAACAGGATGCCGCCTGCTGCTGAAAGTGTTTGGCGGAGCCCAGCGCGAAGGACGCGGCGTTGTGCCGCAAGTCTGCGCTGGCGTGGCGTTGTGTCTTGCGACGTGTAGATTTTGCGTTGCTGGTAGTTCATGGTTTGATCTTCTGGATAATGACAACCGCAACCAAGGCGATAAGTTGAAACCAACTGCGCTCAATCGCCTGCTGCCAATGCTGATTAGCAAAAGCCTGATAAATAAAATTCGCCAACGCCAAACCAAGCCATAAAGGAATGAGATAGAGCTTATTCATCTGCCGCGAGTTCGTTGAGTGCTTTTGTAACGATGTCGATTGGAGTCCGAGCGGAAAAAACGCAGTCCCAGTCTTCACAGTCTTCATGGAGGGCAATCCCTGGAGTCTCGCCCAGAACCGGGAAGCTCATCCAGCGATCAGCGACAACATGCGCGTCACCTCTGCGAAATTCGAGGCGATAGCCGCCGTCGATGGCGTGCTCCACGTGTTGATTAGCAAGCGTGAATCCGAGTCGGTTAAGATGCGTAAAAACATCGGTAAAGAACTTTCGATAGAACGGCCTATTAGCGTCAAGGCATTCAAGCCATGGGAAAACGTCGTGTGTCATACAAAGTAAGCGATGATGAATAATGGAATGTGAACGAGGATTGCGGCTGCAATTGCGTGGCGCTCGGAGATCATGGCTTTGCCTCCCGCGCTGCAATCATGGCGAACTTGGATAATGTGCCATCGTTTGGAGCGTCCACCCCTACGTTGGATAGCATTCCCACAATAGCCTGCCCAGCGAAGTAATCGCGAAGGGTCATGCCGTTATAGTTTGCTTCCTTGTTGTATCCCAGATTAGGAAACGCAGGCCCGCCGTCTTTGATTGGAGCGCTCATATCGAGTCTCATTTCCGAAGGCGCAGAGGGTTTCCGGTTTCGGCCTGCTTGCGGGCAAGGAGTGCGCTAAGGCCGGTGGTGATAAACGATTCAGCGAGTGACTGAATCGACTGCTTTTGTTGCGCCGCGCTAACGCGAAGCTGCGAGTGAATAGGCTCGCTGATTTTTAAGGTTTTGGTTTCCATGTGATGAGTGCGTGTAGGATGCGGCCCCCGTTTGAATTTAGGCTGGAATGAACTCGACTGGGTCGCTAAATTGCTGCCCGTTCACTTTTACACCGTAGCACTTGCCCTCGATGATTACCTGCTGACCGTTTTCGATCTCGGGAGCGGCATCGATCTCTGCAAAACGCTCGCTTTTGTCGCGACCGTCCAGAACTGCGGTTTCCTGGATTGCCCAAGCCGGATCATCTTGGGATGGATGAGGCCCGCCGTTTGCTCGATCAATGCCAGCCTGAGTGCGAACCCAGATGCGGCTTGAGCTGCGATAAAAGCCTTTAACGCGGATAACTTGATTATGAGTAAGTGTGATGATGTTCATGGCGGTGATGATGTCGTAATGACCCTGAACACATAAGACCTGTGTAAACTTACACAAGTGGAAAGTGAAATTATTTTACCCGTGCCAATCTTCCCACAGTTTGAGCACTTCCGTCAGCGTCGGTTTCTCATCTCCATGAAAGTTAGTCCGGCACGCGCACGATGGGTGCTCGCAGCCTATCGTTAGAACTCCCGGCTCATAGCTAGCTTGCGGCTTGGCATCCTTGCGTCTGCGACATCTCGCGTTGGCGTTAAAGCTGGTGATGATGGATTCCCAGGAGGTCATTTTGACGCCGTGGTTAAAGGGCCTTCACCTTTCCATCCCTTTTCAGTGATGCCGCACTTTGAGCACATCTTGCCGAATCTCCGCTCCATGTCGTGCGGCTTACTGAAATCATGTTGGCAAGCTGCCGCTTCCGCGTTCTTCCTTTTTAGGTAATTTAAAATGCCTGATGTGTGGCTCATGGTGATGATGCCACATCATGCCACCAACGCGCCAACCGTCAATGCGGCTGGATGTATTTATCATCTTTAAACGCCAACCACGAAACGAAAATAGCAATCAGCGCCAGCGAGCCGAAACTCAGTAGTGCGAAGATTGCGCCAAGAATGAACGCAATCATGGCGTTGGATCGCTAACGGCTTTCGCTGAAGTCTTGGCCCGCTGTTCTGCGTAGGCTGGCAACGCTGCCGCACTGGCACCCCTTAGAGCGCCCGCGCCAGCCTCTTTAGCGATGGCCTGCCAGCCTTCTTTCGAGACGCCCAGGAACATATCATTTGCGCAGGACGTGAGGCAAAAGAGGGGTGGCAGGAAAAGCGCGAGACTCTTGAAGCTGTTGTTCGCCTTGCCGTCGTCCAGCAAGTCACCGATGCGATTGGCGGAATCTTTCAAGACTGAAGCGCCAGCAAAGGCAAGAGTTGCGTAGCCCATCCATTCGGGAGGCAGCATATGAAGCTGGGGAACGGCGGCTAGGCCGGTGACGAGTGACGCGAATTTGACCACTAGGGAAAGCCATTGGAGTGCTTTAATTTTCATGGGTGTTTTTGGTGGGGTTTATTGAGAAAGTCTTGTCAAGATTGCCAGCGTGCGGGCATCCTTTGATTTTGCAAGCGTTGATGATTGTCACGACGCCCTCCGCGATGCCCAGCTCTTGCGCCATCCGGTGAATTAGTGGCTCCTTCTCCGCTCGCCATTTTTGGCATTCGTCAGAGCTTTGCTTTAACAGATTGATCTCTGCATTCCTGGAACTCTCGTTCCGCAGATAGAGAAAAGAAATCACACTCGCAAGAGCAATGACGACGGCAATGGCAGCTTGTTCGAGTGACATAGCGAGAGCTTTCTAATTTAAACCAGCTTGGCAGAGGTAGTAAACGCCCCACACAATGGAGGCGATGGCGCAAGCGCCGAGGCTGTTCAGGATGGCAGATTCGATATTCATATGGTTTAGGGTTCGCTGTCCCAGAAGGTCACGGTGGAGCCCGAGCTGTTGGCAAACGTGAACGTGCCCGAAACGCTTTGGCCTTGATCGACAGGATCGCCGCTAAGATCGGTCCAATAACCAGACCCATCTGACATCACCTCAAGCGCTCCGCCATTAGCTGTGATGTAGCAAAGTGTTGGGAAGCTGGTGTTCGTTCCGAACGTGAGATTAGCCAGGGTCGATGACGCGGAGGGGACGGTTAAGGTTTTGCTACTTCCATTTGAAATCTCCACATAAGGCCGCGCATACACCATGCTACTCTCGTCAGAGTCCCCTGACGCATTTGAGGCCACGATCCAAAAGTAATACCGCTCGCCTAATTGGGCATCACCGAAATTGATAGTTCTGTTGGTATTTGACGTTGGCGATTCAGTCACCTCTGTGGCCCCGGCAAAGCTAGTTCCAGTCGAGCGGAAGATTTTGTATTCGGTAGCGCCTTCCGAGGCGTCCCACGTCAACGTAACATAGCCAGCAAAAGCCGTCGCCACCACGTTGCTAGGAGCTGAGGGCGCGCTTCCACCGCCAGAAGCCGCAGACCGAACAGGAAGTTTCAAAGCTAGGCCGAGTGCTGGCATACGTTATTCAGTCCAGAGGATCACAGTGCCAGAGGTTAGGTCAATTGCGCTGCCTCTGATTGGGTAGTAGCCAACCGGAAGCGTGACGCCTGCAAGTCCAGCCTCGTCGCCGTCGTAAGCCGTGTTTTCCTCGCCAACGCTCGTTGGAGCCGTGACGGATGCAATAACGGCCTCAGTCGTGACCGTGAAGCCATAGAACTTATGCGTCACCTCAGAAGTGCCCGCGTTGACTTTGTAACCCTTAGAAGAATGCTCTCGGTTCATGGTGGATCATATATCATTCCAGCCCGCAAAATGTCCACAAAATAAAATTGACGGATTTTGGGAATCGCGGGAAGATTCAGCCGAGCGGCACGTTCCGCTTTCATCATCACATCACTATGGAATCGACACCACCAGACTACGGCGAGCCGTGGGAACACACCACGTTTAGAAACTGCATCCGTGACAGGCACAATACGTTGCGCCAAATTGAGGACGACTTGCGGGACCGCGCCCGCGTTTGCGTTAATGCCTGCCAAGGCCTCGCAGATCCAGCGGCAGAGATTCAGGCCATGCGGGAGGCAATGCGAATTGCGCACGCCTGCTTGGTTCGCTTGCAGGCTAACGGCCATCACGAAGAGTGCCTTATGATCAGATTTGCAAATGCAGGATGCACTTGCGGGGTCGATGCGGGAAACGTCGCCCTCGCCAAACTCCAACCCTTCCTGAAATGACACCCACCCAACCCCTCCGAATGTCGCCATTGATGATGAAGCGATACGTCTCACAAGAAAACCCGCTGGTGATGGATGAAGAAATCCGAAAGACTTTCAAAGTGCCCAGAAACCGATTCTACAGCGTGAGCATGAACACTCACAACTACGGAGCGGTAATCGTGGATCAAACGCGAGTGCGCACGGTTGCGGCGGTAAAATTGAGCAAGTCCCCATCACCATGACCATCGCCCAACTCGACCACCTGAACCGAATCAAGCGCCATCTCGAAACTTTGCTCGCGAACGCTGAGAGGCGGACGCCTGGGGAGTGGCGTCGCCCTGGATGGCTCCCGGACTCAATGTACCTTGGATCAAGCCCGGATTCCGCCTTCATCGCCTCCTGCGCCGGAAACGCTGAGGCCGGGTGGAAAAGCACGCTGGGAGTCATAAACAGATACTACGACTCTGGCATTTGCCGAGAGTGGCAAGGTTACATGCGGACAGCTATTGAGCCAATCCTCGCCGCTTGGCCTATCGAACTCCTGAAAATTCCCCTTGCAACCTCTGCGGCATCCAAATGAATGCGATCATATCCAAACCAAGAAAGCTATCAGAGTTTGAAATGCAGGCGGAGTTGTATTTCCGCCTGAGAAAACTTGGCTTGGATGTTCGCGGAGAAGTGCCATCAACGCATGAAAATGCGCGCAGCTTCTTTGATCTTGTTGTTTTTCATGGTCATCATGGGGCAGTAATCATTGAAGTGAAAAACAGCCCCGCCGATGCTTTGAGGAACGGAAAGAAAACTCGCCAAAATCTCAAATACAAAGCATACGATTTGCCTCTTGTTTACTACACGACTGCAACGCCGATTGATTCGGTAATTGCTGAAATCCAAAGACACCTTGAGTCGCTTGAATGAGGGGGAGCATTGCCAGAGAAGGGGATTAACAATTCAATCATCACCATGAAAAAACAGTGCTCAACTCCAGGTTGCCAAAATGAGGCGACACTTCAACTCCTTGGCAATCATCCAATCTGCCGCGCATGTGGAGACGTGAAGAACGCCAAGGCAAGAGTGCGCTCAGCCAAAGCCAGAGCAAGGGGTCATTATTCGCCGTCAATTTTAGCGCGCAAAAAAGGCAAAGCGCCGTCGCTTGAAGTCTCAGGCGTTGAGGCGGAGGTTTGCATGGACATCACAGCCCGCCAGATGCTTGGAATTGCCAAATACGGAACGACGGTAAAGGATAACCCTCTTTCCTTGAGAGAGTGGCTGAATCACGCTTATCAAGAGTGCCTCGATCAAGCAATCTATCTCAAACGCGCAATGATGGATCTGCCAAAAGATTAACCACTCAACCCCTCTAATCATCACTATGAAAACAAAATCAGTCCTTCGTCATTATTGCGAATTTTGCGGGAAAGGTTCATTCAAAAAGCCTTCAATGATTGCGCATGAAGCATCATGCACGCTGAACTCCAATAGAGTTTGTTTTTTGTGTGAGCAGTCTTTCGACCTGCCCGCATTGATTGCGCAGGCGGTAAAGGCTAGCGCAACCGATGAGTGCTGGACTCTTCATCTAAATGATAGATTGGCGTTCAATGCCATTTATCATAATGTCGAAAACTGCCCTGCGTGCATGTTGTCAATTTTAAGGCAATCCAAAGTCATGGCATTTGAGCTTTTTGACTACCGGAAAGAAAAGCTTGATTGGATGAATGAACGCCACAGGGAGGCCGTGCGATCGTGGGGCTAATCCTCAGTCGCCGCCTTGATGATCTTGTTGCCCTCACGGACTAAGTTAGCCGTCACATCGACAACGCCAGCCTGCGGCCCGATGCCCATCGACATCACGCCGGAGGCTCCAACCGCCAACGCATCCATCGCGTTAATAAAGTCCTCTGGATCATCTGGATTAAAAAGCTCATCCATTGATTTTCCGCCACGGATTAAATCGTCAGCGGCTTTCTCAACAAGATTGCCGCCTGGAAAGATGCGCAGTTTTTGGCCTGTGCCGAAGTTCTCTTGATAGAGCTTGGAATTGATGAGGCTACGCCCCGCCATGTCGATAAGTCGGCCAAACACAAATAGCCCATTGATCGGACCAAGAGCCAGCGAAAGAGTCCACTGCTCGCGGCTCCATTCGCGATCTTTGTCATCATCATCGCCCACAAGTGAAGCCATCCATGAGGCCATGAGTTGCGACATCGCGGCCTGTGCAAAGTGAGCCACGATGATTCTCTGAATGTCCATCGCCTTGTTTTTCGACTTGCCAGACAACAGCTTTTTCAGAGCCGTTACTTCAATGCCTAGAGCCTTTCGCGGATCACTGGCGAACATCCAAAGCGAGCGCATGAAGTTGTTGGAAGACGCCTCCACAAGCGAACGGTTCACGATGTCGGAAGGTTGAGCTGACACGGCAATCATCTTTTCCAGCCGCTTAGTTGCTGCCGCGCTTGACTGCGCTTCGTTCATTCCTTCGGACAAATAGCCGCGACGATAGTAGTCAAACGACACGGCTGCGCCTAACGCCGTCCATCCTGCATCCGTCCACGCCATCGGCATCATGCCTTTCTGCATCCAGGCTAACGCCACAGAACCAGCCGCGCCATCGCCCTGCATAGCAATTCGAGCCTCTGCGCTGAATCCACCTTCAATTCGACGTTGGATAACATCCGACTCAAACATTGCAGAGACATCGCGAGCAAATGCGGCTGGATCGTAGAATGCACGGGCAAGGCCAACGGTGTAGGAGTGCGCCGGGACATCTGCCAAGAGTGGATTTAAAAGCGCCGGAGTCTGCTTAATGACTGGAGATAGCCGGAAGGCGAGGCTCTTGTAAGCTCGATACTGCATCAACCATTTCCAGAAACGATTCAAATCGTGCAACTCCCTTGCTGCCGTCGTTCCTTGCGTTTCAATGGCTGCGATTCTCTGCTTGATGGAGTTTGATGAAACAAGACCTGATTTTTGTTTAATGGCTGTCACCACGTCTTTATCTAGAAGCACAGCTTTAGCGTCTCTCACGGCTTCCGCATGAGTCACCCAATGCGCCACGTTTTCCCAATGGGTAAGCATCACCGTCACAGCGTCCATTTCAGCCAGCGGCGAAACGGTATTTACGCGAGACTTTGTGAAGCCTGCCGCCAGCCCGCTCGAAATATCGGAGGCGTCTAAGTCCATCACGGAAGCATCACCGGAACGGTTGCGGTAAATGGGCGCGTAGTTCTTCACCCGTGGCAGAGGAGCGCGGAACAAACGCCGGTAAACCGGATCAATCAGTCGCGCAGCATCATCATAGCTGGAGGCGATCCATTCACCCAGGGCTTTAGCTTCTGGAGAAAGAAAGGCGTCGAGTTGCTTGAAACTTTCTTCCGTCCAGCCGTCGCGCTCCATCTGTTTTCGGCTATCAGTTTGACGGCTCCAAAGCAACCACTGGATGCCTTGAAGCTCTGTCATCTGCTTCTCTTTCTGCTCTCCCGCATTCTTTACGGTTTCGACTGTCACCGTGCGCTTACGCGGATTGGTTGCAAACTCTTCAAGGGCTGCGTCAACTTGATCTTGCCGAAGTCCAGCCGCTTCCGCCGTCATTGTGCCATCTGAGAGCTTTGTCAGCGTCTCAGTGTCGAGCTTGGTTTCCTCTACATTGCGCCCTTCCGTGATCATGACGCCAGAGGCTTTGACCTTCTGCATTTGACCAATGCCGCGAGCGTGAGCCAGCCGTGAGCGCGAATTGAACACGACGGAAAGCATGTCGTGATACTTGCGGTTCACGTCACGCTTGATGTCGTTGGATGCGTTAGCAGCGCCAATGAACGACGTGATAAAATGGTCAACAATCTTGGAGTCTTCGCCAAACACCAATTCGAGCCGTTGCAAGAAAGTGTGAACGGCAGAATCAAACGCGCCATTAAGCCCCTGCCATGCGCGGCGGAAAACTTTAAAGCGGATGTTGTTTGTCTCGTTATCGACATCCACCTTGCTGATTTTACCCTCTGGAACCGCATCCTTTTTGGCGGCAGCGCGGAAGTCATCAAGCATAGCCTTTCGATCTTCATCGAGCAGCTTTCGCCCAAGTTTGCCGCTTTCGATGGTTTCGGAAAGCCATTCATTCGCAGCCGCCATAGCAACGCTATCCTTCAAATCCCACGCCTCAAAAAGTCGAAGGATGCCCATCTTTTCAAGGATGGTTTGCGTTTGCTGATCAGACTCGGATTCCTCCAGCGCCTTTTCAAGACCGCCCGCTTCTGTGGCCTGATCTTCAATCTTGGCGTCACGAATGCGCGCAGCATAATCGACTAGCTCAGTGTATTGAGACGGCAATTTGCCGGAGATGCGCCCACCTGAATCTTTCTGTGAGCGGTAGGAATCCAGAGCTTTATCAACCTGTTCTGTGTATTCCTTCTTCATGAATACCTCAGTTTCCACGATAGCCTTTTCTAGCGCCTTCTGAATTGCCTTGTAACGCGCCCGCTCAGTCGCAAGCCCTGCCAGCTTCACCATACTGCCGCCTGTCACCTTGGCGCGGACTTCAGGAGGAAATGCCGAGAGTGCCACGTTGAGAACGCGCATGTCACGCACAAGCGATTCACGCGGACTCCAATCGTCGGCTTGCATATCGTCGGCCTCTTGACGCCATTCTGCGGCCTCAGTTTTGGCCTGTTCACGCGCCTGCTTATCGACAGCCTTCACCGCTGCCTCTGCTTTAGCATAGCCATCCTTCGCGCTTCGATGTGACTTGATGGACGAATCCAGCGCGGCCCACATTTCCGTTGCCGCGTCAAAACCCAGGTTATTAGCCATCACATCCGGCATGATGCCCGCGCCCTTTGAATAGAATTGCGGAGGAATCCAAACGGAATCATCATACAAGTCTTTGATGGGCAGGCCTTGCCGCTCTGCCTGCGACTTGGACATGAGACGCCCGTTGTCATGGAGCATCTTAGCAATCAAAGGATCATCTTCGAGCGTGCCGACACCTTCACTCCACGCCATGAGCGTTTCAGGCGTTAGCGTCATCATTCCAGCGTCTAGCAACTCCTGATAGCGCAGCGCCTCGCGCATCGCCTGCTCATCGTCAAGACTGCCCTTCGTGCGCTTCTCCACAACTGCGCGGATCTTGTCGCCCTTCGCGGTCCATCTGTCAGCGGCCCACATTTCGCCGAGCCTGTTGATTCGCTGCTGCGCAAGGTCACGAATTACCATGGCACGCGCGGGGTTGCGCTTTGCTGCTTTGTCGAAAACGTCTTGCCAGCTTTCGAGCGTGTCGCTTACAATGTCGATGCCGGATTGTGGGGAGAGACTAAAGCGAATGTCTGGCGTCTCAGGATTGAAGCGCTGGCTTAGCGGGATGACTTGGCCGGACTCGTCGCGGGTAACTGGGTCGGCAGATTTGATCTGTGATGGGTCAAAAATCACCCCTTGTTCAGGTTCGTCTAAATTATAAATACCGCCATATCCCGCCTGTATATAAGCATCGCGAACATTTTGCTCAGCTTGTTCAGCCATTGCAACGCCTCCCCATTCCCCGCCATTTGCTTTTTGCAAGCTGTCCATTTCAGCCGCCCTTAAATCAAGATAGTTTTGGCGCGGCTCGTTCGCAAACTTCGCGCTCGTGTAAACCTTCAGGGTTTCGCCAGTTCGATTGTTTTCTCGGTTAAATTCGTATCCTTGAGCTACCGTTTCACTCCTAGAGACGTAAACGCCTTTCCATAATTCGCCGCCCTTGGACGCCTTAAACTGTTCAATGCCTTTGTTTGGGCTGCCATGATACAGTGGCGCGATCTCATACCCCGCCGCCTTCGCGGCTGCATCCACCATGGCTTGAGCCTTCGCCATGTCGCCAGCCTCAACAGCGTTAAAATACTCCTTGTCGCGCAGCTCTACTGATGATAGTTTGCTACCATGAAAATTGAGAAGACTTGCGAAATCTGTAATGTTAAGTTTTTCATCATTGCCTCCAACGCTGCTCGCGGCAAGGGTCGGTTCTGTGGAGCTTCTTGTTACTTTGTCGCTAGAAGCAGCGGGAAGTTTGTCAGGCCTGAGTGGAAGAGTCAGATTTCCAAAAACTTTGTCGTTTGCGTTCAGTGTGGAACTTCTATTCAAAAAACGCCCTCTGAAATTAAGCGCGCTAAGGACTATTTTTGCTCTAAAAAATGCCACCTCCTTCATCAAAAAAGTCAAGCCATCGGAACCCTTGACAGAAACGGGTATCGCATTGTTAGAGACTTTGGAAAGCAAGTCCTTGAACACAGGCTCATTATGGAGCGCTTCCTCAAAAGAAAGTTGACCCGCAAAGAGGTTGTCCATCATATCAACGGGAATCGCGCCGACAATCGACTTGAAAACCTCCGGCTCTGCTCTAGCCAAGCTGAGCACATGGCCGAGCACCGCTCGTCGCTGATCCATGCTGAGGCCATTAAAGCCTTTCGCTTGGAAGGATTGACTTTCCGCGAGATCGGCCAACGATTGAAGATCAATCGCCAAACCGCGAGTCGGGTTCTTAATCGAATCAAATAACTCTGTGGATTGCATCTCAGGAGCCAGCGAGAACGCCATATCCTGCACGCCCACCTTAACCTCCGATTCCTCCCGCGTTGCAGCTTCGATGCC